TCTGGTCAACGCCTGAAGTCCAAATCCACCCTAGCACTTGGTCTTGTGTGAGTTGTGCGTAAGGCGTGTATGCTGAACCAGCAACATAGGTCAAGCCTTGGGTTGAATAGATGGTTGCATTATGTGTTCCATCAGTTGCGTTGCATCTCCAATGAACTGTAAATACTACGTCTGTTTGTGATTCATATGTGGGATAGCAATCCATTGCTTCCACGATCCATGTGTAAGTATTAGCCATTATTTATTCTCCAAAGTTAAGATGCGTTTTCTGAGGGATTGAATTTCAGCCCACATCACAGGGATAAGGGCAGAAGCATCCATTTGCTGATAAACAGGATTTCCGTCTTTGTCCACAGCATCTTTTTCACCTGTGTGAGCATATGTTGGAGTTTCGTGAGCAATAAACATTGGGCGTTCTTCTGTTGCCCATTTCATCTTTCCCATGTAAACAGGAACAGAATCAATTAAAGAGCCGCTATTGGTTACAGGGCCACTAATATCTTTTGCTCTGTAATCAGACGTTGTGTTGTAAACAACTAAACCACCTGCTCGGTTGTAGGTAATTGAACCACGACTTGTTATTGATGTTTCTGTTGCAAAAGTTGCGAATAGGTTGTTGCCAGAAGTTGCATTATTCCAAAGAACAGAACATTCATAAGTAGAATTAACAGATTTAAAAGTTGAAGCAACAACGCTTCCATTTGAAAGTGCGTATAAACGTGAAGTAGAACCAGTTGCGTTTGCTGTGTCACCCACTAACAAGTTACCACTGGAGTCTATACGGGCACGTTCAGCTGCACTGCTGTTACGAAAAATCTGTGTATCAGCATCAAAGTAATTATTGGCAGTATTGTTATAACCAATGATTAACTGGGCAACACCTGTATTTGATACATACAAACGGCTATTGACTGCGCTGGTTGTTCCAATTGCCAAATTCCCACTATTGTCTAGTGTCATTGCTTGGTTAAATGTAATGTTGTTATTTACTGTACCTGAAGCCGCATTAACCCACGCTATTTGCCCGTTAGCAGAATAATTAAATATCATTCCAACAGGAACACCACCAGTATTTGCATATTTATAATTCCCACTAGCGTAATAAAATCCAGCCCCCATACCCATAGCAGAATTAGCGCCGCTGGTAGTTGAAAAAATAGCATTACCAACACTTCCTATTTCTTGCGCCTTAAACAGTGTCCAAGCACTAGGAGTAACTCCTAATCCTAAGTTACCAGAATCAGTAATAGTTGCAAGTGTAGTTCCAGCATTATTAGAAAAAACTAAATCAGGATTTGATGAACTGTTAGCAACACCAATATAAGCACCATTTGTAAAATCTGAGCGTTGTAAACCAATTGAATACTGTTCTGCAACAGTTTTAAAAATAGAACGACCGCCAACTACTGCAAGTTTACCTAATGGTGATGTAGTCCCCACTAACAAGTTCTGACTTGTATCAACAGTCAACGCAGTCGTTCCAGCAGTTGTTATTGAAACAGTACCGCCAGATGAGTTTACTGTGACGTTGGATGTGCCGTTAGAAATAGAATTACTTGATAACGTTGCCCAAGTACCATCCCCGCGCAGATACGATGTGCTTGAGGGCGTTCCTGTAACAGCGCCTGGCAATGCTGTGACGCTAGAAATGATAGTGCCACTTGTGGGCAAAGTTACCGATGTAGCCGCGGTAACCGCGACTGTTCTAGCAAAAGCACCTGTATAGCTTACGTTACCGGCAATAGATATGGTGTTTGATCCATTATTTATTCCAGTCCCGCCATATGTACCAGTAATTATTGTGCCATTCCAAACGCCCGTTCCAATAGTCCCAACGCTCGTTAAACTAGATGAAACAACATTAGACGCTAAAGTTGTGCCCGTTAACGTGCCAGCCGCCGCGGTTACTGTGCCACTCGCTCCTAATGCAATCGCCGTGCCGTTAATCGTTGTGCTGCTGTTGGCCAACATGGTGTTAGTAACTGTGCCAGTATCGCCTGTAGTTACAAATGTGCCAGTAACAGCTGGGACAGCAATGGTGTAGTTAGAAGCAGTATTTGTACCGCTTAATGTAATTTGGCCACCAGATGTTGCTTGAAAGACTAAATTTCCCATGTTTTCCCCTTATGGCGCTATATATATAGCAGAAACATACAACGCACCTGTGCTAGGGTTGTATTTTAACTTAGTTGATGAAGTTGTTGCACCATTATTGCCACTTGAATTGGCTACAAAAACAGGATAATAGTTAGCGTTTGTGCTTGTATTGTCTGTTATTGCAATGTTTGTGGCATTGGTTGCTGTTGTCGCTGTTGTCGCTGAACTAGCATTACCCGTCAAAGCGCCTACAAATGTAGTGCTAGTGACAGATGTCAAACCCGCTAACGTTGTAGCTGTCGCACCAAGGGCAATAGAAGTCGATCCAACAGTCACGCTCGAGTTATTAAGGGCAGAGTTAGGGATTGACGTTAAACCCGCTCCAGACCCGCTAAACCCTGTGGCTGTGAATATACCAGTATTGGGATTAAACTGTAATTTTGTACTACTTGTGTATTCAGTAGACAAATTACCCGCCGTTTGATTGGCAAACAATGGGTATCGCACCGCATTGGTCGTGGTGTCATCAGTTACTGTTGCGTATGCTGTCGGCGTAACCCAAGTGGGTGCGCTTGAGCCGTTAGATGAAAGTACCTGACCACTTGTACCAGCTGCGCTGATTGCTAGAGCACTAGCACCTGAGTAGACAATCCCACCGGCCACCGCAGTTAGGTTGGCGTTTGTACCGCCGTTCGACAAAGCAACTTGACCGACAATGTTGCCAGCTTGTGTGTACAAATTGCTCTTGTTGACGTAGATTTGGCCACTAGCGTTGACATACGAAACAATGCCGACTTTGACCGCATAGCCCGTGGGAGGTATGGTGTTTTGGAAATAACCAGCTGAATAGGGCGATAGATAGAGCGTATCGCCTACTGTGTACGTTCCAGTATTAACGCCTGATATCACCCCAATTGTGGTCACATAGCCCGCGGTTGCGTTAGGAATAGCTTGGTTAGCCAGTCCGATCACGTTGGATGTGGCTACTGAATTGGCAATAGCTAGGGCAACTGTAGGATATACAAACCCGCTTGATGTGCTAGTAATGTATACAGGCTGACCAATATTGATGGTTGAGCCGGTATTGTTGTAAACCTTTAGCTGGATTTCCTGACCAATGTGGACTTCATTGTTGGTCACGCCGTTGTAATAGGCCAAAGCATCTTGTGTTTGGTCGTAAAACAGTCGATTAGCAGCATATGTCGGTAAACTGGACAAACCAGTAAACGTCAAATAATTGCTAATGGTGTCGCTAGTGTGAGCAACCGCTGACTCAGTACCGCCCGTAATTGCCACACTATTGGCGTTTTGGGTAGACATCGTACCCAAACCAGTAATCGAGGTGTTTGCTATGGTTGTACTTGCGGTAAAAGCACCCGTGCCGTTGCCGTAAACATAACCTGTGAGCGTTGTAGCTCCTGTACCTCCAGACGCTACAGCTAGGGGGGATGATAAGCCTGATATTGTTCCACCCGTGATAGCCACGCTGTTAGCGTTCTGCGTGGACATTGTGCCCAAGCCGGTGATATCTGTGTTTGGAATTGTAGATACTGTGGAGAAAGCACTTGTACCGCTTGCCTTTAAGTAACCAGCCGTGAATGTTGTCCCGCCTGTTCCTCCGTATGCTACACCAATTGTAGAGCCGTTCCACACGCCTGTTGCTAATGTCCCAACTCCTGTAATGCCTGAATAGTTGCCAGAAATTAATGAAGTGGATATAGTGCCGCTCGTAATTTGAGAAGCAGAAATTGCTATTGCGGTATTGGTAACTGTTGTAACTTGTCCTGACGCATTTGTCGTTATATAAGGGGTAGTGCTCGCAGTTCCATATGTTCCAGCAGTCCCAACTGGCGTAATACTAAATGTAAAGCCAGTTAATGTTAAACCTGTACCCGCAGCATAAGAACCGCTCAGACTTAGGTTAGACCAAGGTATGGCTGTGACCCCTAATGTTCCACCAGGCTGGGCTGAACAATAGTATCCACCGCCTGAATTTGTAGAACCTTCTTCAATAAAAACAACAGCAGATACTAACTGGTTGTAAGTGTTTGCATCAGTTGATCTAGTCCAAGCACCCGCACTAGCGTTGTAAATTCCATTATCTGGACTGTTTGTTTGATTCTTAACAAGAACTCTATCGCCAGCAACTGTGGTCATACCATCAATTGTTTGCAATCCTGACAATGTAATATTTGCTGTTGTGGCCAATAAAGCTGGGTTTTTGAACGCCAAACCCAAAGCCAATGAATCAACGTATAGCTTATTTACTATATCTGAAGAACCTGTGGGCGCTGTGGTGATCGTGCCCGTTGACGTAGAAATATTGGTAAACGCACCAGTTGATGGCGTTGTCGCACCAATAGTGGTACTGTTAATCGTACTGCTGGTAATGTTTAATCCGCTTTGATTGGGATTAATCGTGGCAGTAAAAGGCTGGCCCTGACCGATGAAAGTCTGAAACGTGCCATCAACTGAAAAATAAGCCTGTACAGGCAATAGGTTTTGGTCAATGGTTGTGTTAGGGCCAGCCATGATCAGCTTTGATCACCAACCGCGGTCACATAAAGCAATCCAGCCGTTCCACTATTACTGATTGCAGTCATGTAAAAGGGCGTAGTTGGGGTTGCCAGAATAATGGGAGAAGTCATACCAGCTGGTAAAACATAATCCCCAGGTGTTCCATCACTCGGAAACGTGGCAGCGGGACATGGCGAATAATTCGCAAATTTCACCGCAATGGGTGACGCGCCGGTGTTTAAGAATGAGCAGTAGTTGATCTGATCGTTTGTTTGATCGTCAACCAAAGTGCTTGAATGGGCACTATTGGTGACGCTAAAACAATACGTCTGACCCGCATTGCGTTGGACTGTTGAGCTGGCCATGTTTACACCACGTTAGCTGGTAGAGGGCTATCTTCCGGCGATTTTACATTGACCAACAAGGTTGCGGCAGTTTGTGTCACCGATGTGCCTGTCAAATTAAACAAACGAACTGTTATTTGGTCGGCCGTATTGGTGTAAGCATTACCAACGCCAACACCAACAACCATTGCTGCATCAACTGTGACGTTGATCATATCAGTCGCTTTCACGCCTGGGCATGAAATGGTGACTTCTGTTGTTGTTGTGGAGAAAGTAGTGCTGGGTAGTGTCAATTGAGCAACAGAACTGCTCAATAAATTACCGCGGGTAATTGTAGTTTTGGACATGAGAATTCCTTTAAAACATGATTATTGTATAACAAAATGAAAAAAAGCCACCCCTTTTGAGAGTGGCTTCTTCTTATTTACTCACAAATTAGGGTAAAAATGTGAGGTCATAGCCGTAGATGAACACATCGCAAGTCGCTGCAATCGTAGTACCAACGTTAACATAAATGTTAGTTGGGTTAGAAATAGCGGTGTTGAGATTTGTTGCATCTGTAAGGGTCACATAAGGACCACCGGTGTTGCTAGTCAAAGCAGCGGTAGTCAAAATGGTTGAACCTGTTGCACCTGGGCCAGTATATGCACCAACAGTAGCTGTCGCAATAGTGGTGGTAGCACCGCTAGAGTTTAAGCCATTGGTGATGATAATTTTGGTAGGTACAAATTTGCTCACATCCAAAACGACCATTGCTGTGTCACCAGCGATAGCCAAGTTTACTGATTGAGCAGAAGCAATCAAACGCAAGGCTTGGTTTGTGCCAAGTACCTGTGGGTGATTGCTGACTGTAGTTGCTGGTCCTGGATTTGCCATGATTAATTCTCCTTTATGTTAATTAAGCTGCAACACGGCAAGCGAGTTCAGGATATAGCGGGGCCCAGCCATACAACACATCCAAACGCGTAGGAATACTATCGTTATTGATGGTGTACTGGCGAACCACACGCATTGACAAACCAATTTCCTTGTCTGAAGCACGACCAGCAAAGTGGACACCCTCAGGCAACTCAAGGTCAGCGACAGCCAATGTAAACGCATTGCGGTGCATAATGATATTCTGTGGTGACACAGTACCAGTATTGTTGAAAGGCGTAACAGTTGAAGCGCCAGCGTTGGTCACAGACACGTTCTGGAACTGACCAGCAGTAATCACGGCGGGGCTAACAGTAACGCTAGTTGTGCCAGATGTTGCCACAGTAGCGGCAGCAGTCACGACAAAGTTGCGTAGCTTGTTAGAACCATAAGCCTGACGATTCTGGGGGTTGACAGCGTACACGTTAGCAATTTGGATAACGTCACCAACGTTCAACGATGCTGTGGCTGTTGTTGCAGACAAAGCGATAGTTGATGTTGAAGCCCAACCAGAGGTTAGGAATCCAGTTGCAGTCGATGTATTGCATGACAACACGGCAGTTGAATAAGAACCGAATGTTTGTGAAACAACGTTCTGATCCATCTTCCAGTTCATACCAGCTGAATCACGACCCATCAAACCTTTACGATACTGCTCGCCGATGGCTTCTTGGGGCACAAATAGACCCTTCAAAGAATCAACGATTGTGGCGCTAGTAAAAGGTTCAACGATACATGAACGGCGGCCATCACGGGGAGCGCCTTCAGCGTCCAAGTAAGCAGCAGCTGTCAAATATGTGATCAAACCTGTGGGAGGTGTACCAGCAGTACCAACGATATTGGCCGTGTTGTTCTTGGCCATCACCAAGCCGTCACGATCAATCTTGTTAGCAATAGCTGCTACTGCGGGCTTCAACACGCGGTCAGAGAACATATCGAGAGACAATGCCAAATCTTGCGTGGTGAATTGAGTATCAACGTGGAATTGAGTGCTCAAAGTCACAGGTACGCTTGACTCGTTGAAGTCTTCAACGTTCAATGCTGGGCCAGTTGTACCGATAAAGCGACCTGGTCTCACAGGTCAATTGTTACTCGCATCGCTGCGGGAGAAACCACTTCGGATTTCTCTCTACCACTTCTTTTGTTATATGGTAGGTCAGACTATCGCATCACTAAATTTCTTTAGCGCCCCTTCACTTAGTCGTTCACGCTGTATTTAAACTTGCGCCCTGTAACCTACTTCTAGGTGTCCAAGTCAATCAGAAAGGGTTTTTCGTCCGCAGACTCTTAACGGACGTTTACTGTATTACCGATCTTAGCGCCGACAACCGCAAATTGGTCGTCATAGTTACGATCGACTTCACTTGTGAACGTAAGTTCATTTTCCAAAACCATCAACGCTTCGTTGGTGATCTTGGATATCGTTAGCAGATTATTTGCCATTTGATTTCCTTTGAATTAAAAAACTATCGGATTTTGCCAGCCCGCCTGGCTTCTTTCCAAGGCCTGATATGTGCCGTGAAATTCACCATTAGAGTTAATAGGAATGTCAGCAGCGCCATTGCCAGCTTTTAAAGGTCTAACCGGTGCTGGAGCTTTACTCTTAACCACAGTTTCTTTAGGAGCTTCAACCTTGTCATACTTGGCTTCTAATTTACCGATTTCTCTAAGTGCTTTGGAAACAGGCATCTGGGCTAACTTCTGAGCAAACTCGATGTTTTCAGCAAGGTCATATAGGATTCTTGGGCCTACATCGCTTTCTAAAATAGCATCTCGAATCTCATCAGAAACCACCACGTTTGCGGTGCTTACCATTTCATCGTAATCAGGAATGTCTGCCTTGACCTTTTCCAACTTGGCCGTCCAGCTTTGGATAATCTTGGCTTGAGCATCTCTCTGATCACGCTCATTTAACGCTTTCTCGGTTGAAAACTCAGCTAACGCTTTTGCGTATTCAAACGCATCTTGAAATTGACCTGGCTGTGGCTCAGAATTAACGCTCTGCTTTTGTGGAGCAGCCTGTTGCTCTAATGCCTTTAACCTAGCCTCCAATTGAGCTGACCTATTGCGTTCTGCTTCCGCTTCTGCTTTAGCTTGCTCACGTTGCTTTGTTAACTCAGAAAACCTACGTTCTAACTTAGGGTTTTGCTTCTTGTCTTCTGCGGGTTTTGCCTCGTCTTGCGTTGGCTCACTCTGATCCTCTTCTTGCTCAGGCTCGGTCTCTACCGCCTCTGGCTCGGGTTGGTCAGCTAAACCTAATTTGTTCGCATAAAATTCAGCAGAATTCTCACTTGTGAGCACTTGGCTCGCCTCTTTATCACTCATGGTTTTATCCAAGAATTATCCCTGTGTGCCCCACAGGTAAGGTTTTGGGTAATATAACCCGAAATAGTTACAACGTCAAATTGCTCGCTCAATAGCTTCAGCCTTTGACTCGCGTTCGCTGATTCTGTCTAGATGGGACAAATAAACAGCTAAATCAGCCTTAATACGTTCGACTTCAAGTTGTGTCTGCGTCTTGATGACAGTATCGTGCGCTTGTGTGTCAGTCCGCAATACCATGTCCCTGTGGCGCTCTTGGTCACGCAACTCGATGTCATGTGCCCTGTTGGTCTCTTTGATGAGGGTGCGCTTGGTCTCAGCTTCCTGACGCATTTGCTCGATGTCTGAACGATTCTTGAGCTGTAATTGCATACTTTGCAACTGCTGTTGTAGCTGTTGGATAGTCGCTTGAGACTGCTTAAGCTGCATCTGTACCTGTGGTGGGACAGGTGATTTGTCATCAATCTGTGCCATTGGATTAGCCGCGGCCAAACGATCAGCTATGACATCAGCGCCTGGGAAGTCCATGTTCCTGAAAATTAGGTCACCGGCCACGTTCATGAGCTGTGGGTCTTTAGATAGCAATGGCATCATGGCATCCACGGCTTCTTGGCGCTTGCTGTTGTAGCCAGGGCCTGTGTCCATCACCACATCGTACTCACCCACAGTCACGTCATTTAGTATCTTTTGTACGCCATGTTCGTCATGAGCTTGCTTGTTAATCTCCACCAAGTCAGGTTTACCATCGTCTCCAATGATCCGCATAACCCGTGCGTTGTCGTAAATGGTCGGCACTAAATCAAGAATGATTTTGGCTGTGTGCTTGATAGAACGGGTTAGGTTGTCGTAATAGTGGAAGTTGGTCAGGTCAACTTGCTGTTGTTGGCCGTTTAACGCCTTCCCAGACATATTACCAGCCAGCTGTTGGCTAGGATCAAAGATACCTAGGATGGCTTGCATATCCTGATTGATGCCGTCAGCAGCAGCCATGATGCCCGCGGGAGGAGACTCAGGTTGTATCCGAGTAGGTACAGGTGCTGCAACGCCCTCAATATCTTTTTGCTTGTATCTTAGAACCGGCATAGACTTGATGTTAGCCTGTGCCCATTCGTTCTCATGCCCCTCGTCCTGACCTTCAGCCAATAGCCATTTAGCCTTGGGTGCTAGGGCAACAGACTCAGTAATGGCTGTCTTCCAGAAGTTATACATACGTTGTGCGTCTTTGGCTTGGCGAACCATGCCGTACTTCTTGCGCTTATTGTCAACTACAAACTCTTCGCCGTAGACAGGCACAATTGGGATGTACTTACTAGGCCAGTCGTACTCCTCGAGCACCTCAATGGCCGTACATTTAATCATTTTTACTTGTTTGCGTAATGTGGTGCGCTCGTCAACAATGTATACTCCGCTCATTAAGAGTTCTTCTTTAGGGGGTAACTTCGTCTTAAAAACCTTAGTGCCATCAGATAATAGACACAATGTGTCCTTTTTGTGCTCTGTGTACCAGAATTCTGCAATCCTGATATCTTCCTTCATGACCCACTCAGCATTGCTGTCACCAGTCCCACGCTGTGTAAAACCCACGCCAGTCTCGGCATCTGGGTACATTTTTTCAAACTCTTTCTTGCTGACAATCTGTGTAACTAGACACATTTCAGCGTCTGATCCATCAGGTAACACCGAATTAGGGTCGAAATAGACTGTGAAAGGGTTGTGAATCTGCTCAATAAAGATGTCTTGGTCAAACGTCTTGTCGCTTACATAGTCAGTTGTGACCCTCCAATAGCCAAATCCACAGCGTACAGCGTAGTTAAAAGCATTGTCATAGGCGTGGTCAGCGTCTGAGTTAACCTCAATGTGACGGCAAATGCCTGTCAGAATCTCAGCTACTTTCTCATCCGATTGGCTATTCATGCCGTGGACTTTGATGCGTGGGCGTTGCTGTCTTTGCTGGTTGGTAACCTGGCGAACATAAGCATCTAGCTTATTGATGGTCAGGCAAGGCCTAGCTTCAAGATTACGGCTGTTTTGTATCTCAACTGGCCATTGGTCACCAGCTGCGAATTTAAGGTCTTCTAGAGCTTCTGAGCGGTTGTTTGTGTCAGCATCATTGGCAAGTTTTAAAAACTTCTTTGCCATGTCAATGCGCTCATCATAATCGCCTTGGTATTCTGACATATTTATCCCATCCAGTTAGCTGAATAATCGTAGGTTGCCTTCTTCTTGACAGGCTTTCTAGGCTCTTGAACCATCAACCCTAGCATCCTGAACGCATCAGCGCCATGAGAATACTGGTCGTGTAGTGGTGTCCTAGAAAACTGCTTGGTGTCAGGATCAACCTCATATCTGTAGTGACGTAAACATTGTAAGCCATCTGTTGTATTTTGGCGATCAAAATAACACCGCGGGAATATTGTCCTAGCAGCGTTGATACTGTCAGCCACAGGTACACGATCCAATACCCTTACATTCATCCCTGTAGCCCTGACAATCTCCTCGATGGACTTACCTGTGCCTAAGTTGCGACTGGCAGCGTCATGGGGCAAATAGTGGGTATCGTAGACATAACCGAACTTCTGTATCTCAGCTAGGTAGTGACTGATGGTCTTTTGTGAGTCTTCTAGGTATCTCAGCACCCGTATTTCAATGCCCACAAACTGAATAATCCAGATAGCCGTGGCATCAGCCCAGCCCAAGTCCCAAATCGTGTAACAGGGTTTAGTGGCATCGTAGGGCACATTGGTGATCTGGCCGTTCATCTCTGCCATCTGCATTTCACGGGCAAATACAGCTCCATCCACAGTAAGTCTACACATACCCTCCCAAACTGTCTGGTATGCGTTAGGATCACGATTCTTTAGTGCATCTTTTTCGTCTTTTAGCACCTCGGGAAACCAAGGATTGTCTGACCAGTTGATCTTTTGGACGATGGCGTTAGCCGGAGTATGTATGATAAAACGCTGATAAGTCTCGTCAGTTTCTAGTTCTGGGTTAAAACTGATCCAAATCTCTGACTTTTCTTTACGAATGGTCGGTATCAGCACATCCCACGACCGCTTGGAGACTGATTGGGCTTCTTCTACCCAACAGATATCCACACCCTCATATGACTTGACGTTGGCCACATTGTTCTTTAGACCAACAAAGTTAAACTCAGACCCGTTTTTACCCCTAATCTGTCGGTCGGTAATCTCATAGAACTCTGTCAGCCCCATGTTGACGATCTGGTCGCTGAGTAACTTGTGGACAGAATCCTTGATACTGGTCTGAAATTCTCGAGCACACAACACCCTAATAGGTTTGCTTGATGCAATAACAAGTAACGCCCTAGAAATTCCCCAAGATTTCGCCCCGCCGCGTCCACCCCACAATATTTTATAACGATTAGGCTGGAACAAACATTGCAGCTTTATTGGAAACTCAATGTTCGGTGTCATCGGGTTTTATAAATGTTACTTGTAAGCCAGCCAACAAAGGCGCGCCATTTTCGCCTGATAATTCTAGTTTGCTATTGTCTCGATACTTCTTAGGAAACCTAGCTGCCATTGATCTAGACCAAATGCTTGCGTTTAATTTTGCACCATCTTTGTGCTCTAACATATACGCTTGAGCTTGATCTTCCCACCAATGTAGTTCTTTAGCTTTAGCTTCTTCCATGGCTTGCATAAATTCTGGGTAAGTATCACGCCATAAGTAAATAGTTCTAAGTGAAAACCCTAGCATTCCAGCAATTTGTTCTGTGCTTTTGCCGAGTGCGCCCAGTTCCACGACCTTATCGCAATAAGATGGATCGTATAGAGTTGGACGTCCTACAGGGTTAGTCATTTCTTCTTCTTGTCTTTCTTGGCAGCTTCACGCTTTTCTGAATACGCGATGGCCACAGCTTGCTTTACAGGCTTACCCGCGGCAATCTCGGCTTTAATGTTCTTTTTGAACGCTTCTGGCTTGGTTGATTTGATGAGTGGCATTAGCAATTCCAGTTCTTTAATGATGCTTTGGCGCGTTCTGCTGGCCCTTTGGCGTTCTTTACCACGCCTTCCATCCTTGCACAGAAACTAGCCTTACGCCCCTTGTCCTTCTCGGTCTTGGGGTTTGGTGCTGGTGCTTTCAAATGGCTGCCGTTCTTGGCGTTGTACTCAGCTC